AAAACGTTTTTGACACTTGAAGCAGTAAGACTAGAACCAGCACCACTTCCTGCTACTAAGTTTTCTTGAGCATCAGATGATAAACCACCAGAAGCTTCAGCCCAAGTTAGACCTCCAGCTGCACTAGATTTAGCTGTTAGTACATAATCATTAGTTGGAGAATTATCTACTTTTAAATTAGCTTCATCAACTACGTTATCTGCAATTGTCGTTGCTCCATCACCTGAAGATGTTACTTCTCCAGAGTGGTTAGGGTGTGTATAAGCAGATGGAATTGTAGGCTTATTTAGTATTAGAGCATCACCACTAGAAGCATTCCAATCAGATTGAACGTTAACTTCTGCACCTGCAGCTATACCATCTAACTTAGAGTGATCAGCATCAGTAAAGTTATTCTGAGTTAATCCACCGTCTCCTACTGAATAAGTAGTATTTGTATCTGGTGGTGTACCCCAAGTATTATCACCTCTTAAATATGTTGTATTACCTGCTGTACCAGTAGCTGATAATTCTGCAATACCTACAGCATCATCTGCCATTTTAGCATTGGTAACAGCATTATTATCTATTGTCCATGACTCACTACCAGTACCTGCGTTAGCTATTGTTATATCGCCTTTATCACCGTTAGTAAGACCAGTACCGTCAGCTCCGTCATTACCAGCTGGTCCTTGCGGTCCAGTTGCACCAGTTGCTCCTGTTGCACCTTGTGGACCTTGTGGACCTGTTGCTCCAGTAGCTCCTTGTACGATTGAAGTAGCTGAACCCCATGAACCACCAGATTTAGGTCCATAGAGGTCATCATTTGTAGTATCTATATAGAAGTCACCATTATCACCAGTACCACTACTAGGAGCACCTGCACCATTTAATAATGTTTTACCATCAGCTCCAGCCGCACCTGTTGCTCCTGTACTACCTGCTGGACCTTGACTACCAGTTGGACCTTGAGAACCTGTAGCTCCCTGCGGTCCTGTAGCACCTGTTGAACCTTGTGGACCAGTAGCTCCAGTTGGTCCTACTAAGTTTGTATAACTACCTGGCCAACTACCTGATGCTTTAGGACCATATAAACGATCATTAGTTGTATCTATCCACCAGTCGCCATCACTACCACCACTAGGAGCACCAGCTCCACTTCTTACTAATGTTCCACTTGGACCTTGTGATCCTGTTGCACCAGTTGGTCCTTGAGAACCAGTTGCACCTTGAGGACCAGTAGCTCCTTGGGAACCTGTAGCACCTTGTGGACCAGTAGCACCTATAAGAGTTGTAGCTGATCCCCATGCTCCATTTGTTTTTGGACCATAGATATTATCGTTATCTGTATCAATATAAAGATCACCTTCTTTACCTAGTCCTTGATCAGGAACTCCTGTACCATTAATAACTACTTCTTTATTCTTTGGATTAGCTGTATCACTGACTTCTTGTTCAGCATATAAGATCTGATCTTCATTATTGTTTAGATCAACAGCTCTTATAGATGATCCAGCTGCAAATACTGCCTTAGCTGTATCTACATCTGTATCTCTATAAAACAGTATCTTAACTCCAGTCTTAGGAGCACCTGAAGCTACCTGAGTGTTTTGTTCTAAAACAGTAGCTTCAGTGCTATAATTGGCGATTTCATTAAATTGAATAGAAGTGGCTGTTGGAAATGTATATTTACTTGTAGCTAAGGTTGCACCATTTAATGAAACCTTTACGTCTTCAGTTTTTAGATAAGGGAAGGTAAAGGTTAATTGGGTTTGACCCTCAACACCCTTAGTTCCATCCCCTGTATATTGTTGGGTTGTAGTAGCCATTTATCATGTTGTTAATTGTCATGGTGGTTTGGTGGTTATCTATAAATAGAAAGTATATTGTTGGTGCTTGTTTGACTACGAGATTGAGTTGTCCTCATATCTAATGATCGTTGATCACTTATTAATTTTTGTACTTCACTATCATTTTGAATTTTAGACCAAGCTACTTTTCTAGCGTTTTCCATGATTTGCTTTATACGTGCGTTATGGTAATAAGCTTTCATAGGGTCTAACTCTTTATTAATACCTTTGTTATCCATTTTCATTTGCTGTATAGACGCAATAATTCTTGGATCTTTTGCTAAAGCATTCAACTGAGCTTCTATATTTTGATCACCAATAGCTTTTTGATATAGTGATCTGACTCTTGGAGAATCAGATAAATTAATACCAGTTGGTGAAGAATAAGTAGATGTTCTTCTATCGTAATTACTTTCAAAGAATAGTTTTCTACCAGGGCTTTGGTCCAAGTTAAATTGAACAGGACTTATGGCATTGAACATACGAGTTGGAAAGTCCCAGTCTTTTATTGGTTGACCATTAAGTAAGTCGTATTTAGTTGGTAGTTCCTGTGGAGCTAAAACCTCCATAAATAAGTTTCTATTCCTAAGCGAATCAAAGACTCCTGAATTCAATTCTTTCATATAAGGATTGAATAATTTACCTAACTCATTTCTTAATGAAGACAATGGTACTGAGTTATTTAATAGACTTGAAATAACTCTATTTTGAGAACCTTCTTGGAATGTTAAAACTTCAGTGAATTGCTGTAGACCAGTTAGGTAAGACTTTGATGTTAGTCCTTGAGCAATTATCATAGCCATTCTTTGAAACTGATTCTCAGTCCACTCTTCACCCATTAGTTTGCTTGCATCACCTACATCAGCAACACTTGAAAGTATTAGGTTAAATGGTTCTAATGATTCATAACCAACCCATACATCTCCTATTTTTATACTTCTAGGTTTCCAACCTGAATCTATCCAAGCTTGTCGTTGTTTACGATTTGGAGGACCATTACCAGTAAGACCACCATTCATAAAGTGAATGTTAGCCATAGTAATTATCCCACCACCTATTGCTAATCTTCCATTTTGTAATGCCTTAGCATTAGCTAACTCAGTAGCATTTGTAATTCCGTACTTAGCTACAGACTCTAAGTTATCAGGTGTAGCACGTGCTATTTGGTTAAATTCATCGACTACAAGATTTAGTAATGGTGTATGCTTTGCTGTTAGTTCTAGACCGTTAACACCTGTTCTTGCGAATAAAAAGAAAGGTTTAGCCCATGGTGTTTCTTCAAATACTTTGTTTAAACCTTTAGCAAAGCCACTCATGTCAGTGGTTAAAGTTGCTTCTTTCTTTGCATGTAAAGTTGCAGCATCAGCAATATTTCCATCAGCATCTAAAATAGTTCCAAGGAATCTATTCTCTGCATCTTTTAATAATCCTGGTGTTATCTCTGTAATAGTACCTTCAGTAAACTCATCCATAGCTAGACGCAGTGCTTTTTCTCTAGCTTTAGCTCTGACTAAAAGATGACCAAAAGCATCATCAGTAGCAGCCATGATCTTAGTTGAATAAGTTAAGAACTTATTATCATTAGCAGATCTAGCCATGTTAGCTATATTGAATGCTGCTTTATCTCCAGCTGTTGCCTTGCCACTATTCTCTATCCAATTGCGTAGCATGTCCCACTGTTGATCTCCTTTTGTATATTCAGAGAAACGTGATTGAATAGTTGCTATATCACCAGCCCAGTAAGAGTTAAGTTTAGTTTTAAATAAAGTAAACGCTTCTGGTAAGGTTTGAAGCATTGCATTCATAGATGCCATAGCAGCTCTTTGTGTGGCTCTATCACCAGATAAAGTTGCACCTAAAGCTGTTGATAATGGACGTAAGAAAGTAGCTGTACCTGTACCTAGAATTGCTCTGATTGAAGTTTTAGGACCACTTAGTACGCTATTGATCATTACACCTTGCATCTCTTTTGCAAAGACACCTCTTTGTATTTGACCTTTAAAATCTCCACCTCTAATCTTGGCTTTCATATAAGCATCAAAATCCTCTAGATTTCTGATGTTATTAGACATAGAGACTGTTTCAAATATTGCTTTAAATAGATCATCATTATCACTTTCTCCAGCAATCTTAAAAGCTAATCTAAAGGAATCTATAGAGTCTTGTATTTGGCTATCAACTACTTGATTAATAGCTAGTTGTTTACCAGCACCAAGGTTTCTAAAGTCTTGTGATCTGATAGCTTTAGCACGTTTTATATGAGTTAAGCCAACAATTACTTTGTCGTATAGAGCTTTAGCAGGACCATCTACATCAGCAAGGTCAGCTATATCAATTAATTCTCTACCAGCTATACCAAGATCTCTAATTTCTCTTATAAGAGAACCGATGATTAAATCACCTGCTACAACGTCTCCAGTCTGCCAGACATCAATACCTTGAATCGTGTCTTTACCTAAATTAAATTCAGACCAAAACTCTTCAGCACTTAAGTCAGAAGTATT